AAGATTTCTCGCTCTAGAATTTTGGTGTCTTGAAACTCACCAACACCCTTAGCGATTGCCATTTCGTTAGGCGGTGTCTCAGTTGAATGTGTTTGCCCAACCTCGCCAAATGATAGCGTAGGTGTTTGAAATAGCGTTGTTTGCGCCATTTCCGTCAGCTCCTGAGGGGCTGCTGACTGTACTGTTTCTGTTGCTTGTCTTATTGTTTCGGTAATTCCATTTAAAGTGGCAGACGTTCGGAATTGAAACGTGGCCATGTGTAAGATTGCAGCTCACTTAAGAGCTGCCCCATCATACGGTGAGGGTATTTCTGTTGCCGGGTACCATCCCGTATCTCCCAGACAAGGGGAGACCGTCTCGAGGCAGTTTATACTCATGCCCGGGAGGGGACCACGTTATTACACGTAGTCAGCTCGACGCATGACACGCATGTCAGCGTAGCTCATCAGCTTATAGTTGCCTCCTAGTAATTGTTGTTTGGAGGCCCAAACGTATAGCTGGTTGTATTTCTTCTCTCCGTAATGAAATCCCTCTAAGAGCAGGGAATCCAATATAGATTGAATAATATCGCGGCTAGGGTCTTTGTTTACCCAAGCGACCATGTCATACATGCTCCTTTCTTCAAGGGGAGCCATTATGCCAATTTCGCCGTCCACGAACCTCCTCTTCAGGTACTGTATCTCACCAATCTCTAGACTTCTGCGATCGTCTTTGAAACATGATGTGTACGTCATCCCGAAGGTATCCTTGAAATACCGCGCTAGATATGTCATATCATACGCTGCGTACTTCTCCTCAACTCCGACGACTGAATCATCGCCGGTGAACGAGCAGGGTACATCTCTGAACTGTCCCTGCGGGTAAAGGGCGAGGAAAGCTTGCTTATGCAGCCACCAATTAACAAAAGAGTTAAATAGTGACGTTATATAGCTTCCACTATTGGTTCCCCAAGGTCTGAGGTACCAAGTTCGCCCATATACGTGCCATACTAAAAAGGTTGCGCGTATAACCCACTCAACTAAATACGGATCAATTAAGCCAATCGTTAACAATAAACACATTTTTACAAACGCGTCCAGTGCTTCATTTTTGACTGAAATGTCATATCCATTAAAATCTCCTGCGAGAATTTTATTGAGTATTTCTGCCTTTCCTCCGAGTCGTGCGAATAGTTGTCCCCAGTCCACTGAATGTGGGTTGAGGCCTAAAGCGCACGATCCTCCTACTGGGTCACCTTCTAGCTCTACTATTAAGGTGCCCAGGACCATGCGTTGTATCACTAGGAAATCTAAATCTCCTGCAGTGAACAACCTGGTTTTTCCAAGCCTAACTCGTTCCCCGTCTCTCAACTCATCTTTCAATGTGTCTTCGAAAACTGGAACTATTAGCTTCTTCTCTCTTATCGATTGTAATTTATTCATGACTGAAAAATACAAGAGAGGGTGTACAAATGGTTTTCCTTCTTTATCGTAGAATAACGTCTTCCTTGTAAATCCCATCTTCTTATAAAAGTAACCTACTCCAGTTCTTTTATCAAGGGATGGTATCAGTCCGGGTACCCCATGAATTGCCTCAAAAGGTGTCAACTGTCTAACATTATGTCTGTTATATGTTTTTGGAGCGAACTCCAGTAGATCAGTATCGACCAGTTTTGGTTTTCCATGGTAGTATTGTTGTCCTATCTTCTCAAAAGCATTAGTTGCTGGACTAACCCCATCGACAGGTCTTAACATTGCTGGTTCGCTATCCGTTGCCGGAAAAGGAAAATCAGTCATGTCAAAATCTGATTGACGAAGGTTAGTATCTCCTATTATGTACGTTCCATGCTTTGGTTCTGTAACTCCCAGGACTTGTAGTCCTGGCTTCATAGTTCCCGTAGTCATTTCTGCTGTTATTGGGTCTACTATGGTCTCGTAGTCAGGGGTATACTTCTCCAAATCTGATCTTAGTATAGTCACTCCGTGTGACGTACTAGTATGCCTATTACCCGCCATATGAATGGCAA